TTATGCGGCGAGGTCGATGCGTTGTTTGATGGCGCTGACGCCGATGAGCGCGCCGGCGAGGATGCCGAGCGCGTTGAGCGTGGTCACTATCGCGTCCACGTGAGGCCAGCCCCATGCGGGGCCGACCGTGTTGACGAACAGGGCGAGTGCGGGCAGGACGATGAGGCCGAGCCATTTGAGGATGTCGTAGACGCGGCTGGGGATGAGCCAGTCGGGCACGTCATGGGTGACGTCGGCCGTCTCGGGCCTGTCGCTCACATCGACGCCGGGAAGCGTTTCGCCGGTGTCGGTCGTGTTTTTGCTGTCGGTCATGTTTGCTCCGATCAATAAGGGATGATGATGGGGTGATGCCGTCACCCGGTCAAGCGGGTGGCGGCATCTGTTGAGTCTCAGCGGCAGGTCACCACGTCGCCCACATAGTAGACGTTGATGTTGCCGGAGGGTACGGTGCAGCGGCTGACGCTGTAACCGTGCGCGGTGGCGAAATCCCACACGGTGTCGCCCCATTGGAGGACCTTGGAGACCCCGGTGGACGATGCGGGGGCGGTGCCGCCGCCGTAGGTGACGACATCGCCCACGTAGTAGCGGTTGATGTCACCGCTGGGCGTATGCCACGCGGACAGGGGCCAAGCATCATAGGCGACGGCGAGTCCCCAGATGGTTTCTCCCCACTGCATGACGTGGCTGATGCCACCCGTGTTGGTGTCGGCCGGGGGAGTGCTCGGCTGCACGGGCGCGGGCGTTGCCGGGGCCGGGGCTGTGGAGCCGGTGGGGTTGGCGTACAGATCCCACTGCCATGCGTCGCCACGGAACACATTGAGATCGATGGGACTCCACGTGTTGACGACACCGGTGCCACTGTACTGGCGCATGGCCTCGCCGTATGCGCCTATCATCCACGGATTGGCCTGATAGCCGGTCGGGCTCATGTTGGCGTACTGGGCGATCCACAGGCCGTATCGGTCGCGGATGTCCTGCGGGATGGTGCCGGCGACCGGGCCGGTGTACAGCAATGGGCGCACACCGCCGCTCAATCGTTCGCACTCACTCAGGAATCGGCGTACCCAATCCCAGTTGCCCCATGCGGGGTTGTCGTCCATCTCCCAATCCAACGCCACGATGCCGTGACGCCAATAGTTCGACGTGTTCCGGTAGAAGAATTGGGCTTCCGCCTCGGGGTTGCCGCCCATCGCGTAGTGATACAAACCGAATTTCTTGCCGGATGCCTGCGCTTGGGCGATCATGCGGTTGGCGTCCGTGTTGACGCCGGACACGAGACAGTTGTTATACACCTGTCCCGTGCCCCATGTGGTGCCGACGACAACGAAGTCCGCCTGCGTGTTGGCGATGTCGATGCCGCACTGCCAGTTGGACACGTCGATGCCCTGCATGTCCGCGTGCGCGGTCGCCGGGAGCAGCATCATGCACACGGCGGCTGCCAGCGTGGTACCCTTGGCGAGCAGACGCTCCCCCAACGGCTTGTCCTTGTTATTGACCAATGTTTTCCCCTTTCTCGGGATGGATTGTTGTTTGTGGCCCACGGTCGTGGGTCAGGATTGTCGTGGCGCTATCGGCGCGGATTGGATGTCATTGTTGAGCGATGTCCCGTGGCCGTTGCCGCCCAGGCTGTGATAGCTGTCGTAGAGGCGTTGGGAGCGTGATTTGAGGTCCTCGTCCGCCACTCCGTCGTGCTCGATGACCATTTCGCGGCGCAGGTCCTCCAACTGGCACAGCAGGAGCTCGCGCAGCCCGTTGACCATGGCTTTGCCCCATCGCCACATCAGGCCCAAAACCGTGGCCACGCCGCCACAGATAAAAGGCACGAGCCAATCGACGATGTGAGTGAGCAAAGACATTGGAAAGCTCCTTTACGGTGGGTAAAACCCACACGTTCGTCCCCGTTGGATAGGCCAACGGGCGTGTGGGTTTTGGAGGTTGAAAATGCTGTTACGAGAGTTTTGGAACGACCGGTTTTGGCCGTACTGCATGGCGAATCTGCGTGAGAGCACGTGTGTGGGGTACGAGTCCGCTTGGCGTCTGCATGTCATGCCGGTTTTCGGTGGCATGGACATGAGCGCAATAAGCGTGGAGCTCGTGGACAAGTGGCTCGCATGTTTCGACAGCGCGGGCGCGGCACGCAAGGCATGGGCCGTGTTGCGTGCGATACTGAGACGAGCTATCCGCTGGAACCTTTTGGACGTGGACATCACGAGACGTGACATCCAACTGCCGGCCAAACCTCATTACGAGCCGACCATATTGAGCATCCGCCAACAGCGCACGCTGTTGCAAGGCTTCTACGCCCACCCTTTGGAGACGTGGCTGATCTGCGCCGTCTCATGCGGGCTGCGTACCGAGGAAGGGTATGGGCTCGAATGGTCGGATATTGACCTGCGTTCAGGTGTCCTGCATGTCGAGCGCGGTCTGCAATGGGTGGGCGGGCATGAGGTCACAGTGCCGCCTAAGACCGAATTGAGCCGCCGCACGCTCCCATTGCCGCGCTTCGCGGTCAAACGATTGCGCGAGCTCAGGCCACGCGAGGGGGGCCGACTCATCGGCACCCTCACCCCGCCGCAAGCCGCACGCCAATACAAGGCCTACTGCAAGCGGCATGATCTGCCGCATGTGCCCGCACGCAACCTGCGCCACTCATGGGCGACGAACACTCTGGCGGCGGGAGCGGATATCGCCATCGTGTCGAAAATGCTCGGCCACAGCGATATCAAAACCACCGCGAAGTACTACCTCAAACCGGATATCACGGCTTTGCGAGACGCGCAACGCCTCTGGGAACGAGCCCTAATAGCCTGAACGGGATTCCCTAACCCCTGTCACAGGCCAAGTCAAGATGCCGTATTCCGATAGGTATATCACTCTGGTTCGCGTCGGCCGTATCGTCACCGCCTGCGCGTATATCACGCTGACAAGCAATTTCAATCAGACCGGCAACACATCCGTCAGCGAGACAATCCCGGAGGGTTTCAGACCGTCCGGCGATTCCCGCGCGGTCATGCGCGGCACCGACAACAGCGGCGCGATCAGTTTCTACCTTTACGGCACGTCGGAGGGGAAAATGGTGTTGAACGGCACCGGATATACCAGCCGATTCGTCGGTATATCCGGCTGTTGGATTACCGCGTAGCTTTCCCTAACCCAGCGTTCCACGAAGTGGAGGGTGCCCTACAGCAATGACAGCATTTTGCTTACGCGCATCGGTGATATCTGTTTCATGGGTGGCAACGTAAAATTCAACAGTAGCGGGCAGAACAATTACACGAAGGCTCAGGAGAAGCTCCCCGAAGGGTATCGACCCGTCATCGTCAATACGCCCGTGGCCGTTTTCGGTGGTGAAACGACATTCATCTGTTACGGCGAGGCCAATGGCACCGTCACGATGCTTGGCAATCCGAACAGCGCGTACGCGGGATGCACCGGCGTATGGAGGACCGCCGACCCGATGCCCGCCGCATAGCTTCGGGACACTGGCTCAGGCGGTTGCACTGTCTTGCAGTGACCCCACGGGTCATAGCGCGTATGAGACGGTCATGCCGAACGCGTTCGTGCCCTGCGTGCCGCCCTGATTGGCGTAGGTCATGGTTCCGTTCGTGTTTACGTTGATGGTCTTCTGGTTCGCGCCGTCGCGTCCGCCGTAGGAGAAGTTCAAGTCCATTGGAGGACGCCAGCTTTCGGGCAGGGTTCCGAAATTGCCGGTGTTCCACGAGCCGGACATCGACGACTTCCAGTCGATGCGCAACGTGACGAGCGAGCCGCGACGGTAGCCTTTGACGGTACCGTAAGTGGAGTTAATCAGCGTCAGCACTTCGGTCTGGGTTAGGGAAAACTATTGCCTGTTCCAGATTGCGATCCAGCTTCCGAATATCGCGACCCTCCCGCACCAGCGGTTGTCTTTGGTGTTCCACAGGCGGAAGCGTATCTGGTTTACGTCGCTGGTATCCCAACGTTGTGCGGTGTACTCGCCGGTCTGGCCGAAACCAGCGCCGAACGGCCCAATCGTGTAGGCCGCGTAATCGGC